AGTGATTTGTTTAGCTCTTCTTTTTCAGATAGTATTTTTTCAATTTCTGCATTTTTTTGACTGAGGGTAAATATACCTTTTTGCTCTTTTGCATTATAAAAATTATCTTCTATATATTTTGAGTTGTAGACTAGGGTTCGATAATTATCGATGGGTTCGCATACACATTCCTTATAGGCGGTGTCTTTAGGATTGTAAAAATAATTTGATATGGTAGATTTTCCACAACCATTTTGCCCATACAATATGTTTATTTTTTTGGATAAATCTAACTCAGTAAAATATTCTTTATGATAGCTTGTTACGTTTTTGAGTTTTAATTTCATTTTATCCCTCTTTTTATTCTTTTTATATTTAGCCTTAAGTGTTCGAGGTTGCCTTCCTCAACGATAGAGATCTAACCTAACTTTTTGATTTATTCAAGAGAATTTAGTGAGTTATATGTAAAGATGTGGATGCTTAGCTATGTGGTTGGGGGTTATTTCAGTATGAATTCATTTGATGCATCATTTTGCATGTACCTGTTAGGCATTTTCTAACTTTGCAGTGTCAGAACTGGCGTACTTTAGGCCATTCATGCAAGTGCATTAAAACCGCCCCATTAAGCGGGCGGGCGAGGCGGGGAAAGCACTGCGCGCTGGCGGTGTTGCTGATTTTATTTTTTCAGCGTCTCAGCGCGTCGTGACGGCGCTTAGTCTGTCCGTTGGGCGTTGGTTTGCCTGCGGGCTGTTTTGTGCGGTGGTGAGTGTGTGAGGGCGTGATGACGGGATGTAAAAAAGCCGCCCGCAGGCGGCGATGTTCAGCTGTTGTCAGTGTCCAGTGAGTAGTTTTTAAAGCGGATGACCTCCTGACCGAGCCAGCCGTTTATTTCCCGAATCCTGTCCTGTAACGGGATAAGCTCATTGCGGACAAAGACCTTTGCCACTTTCTCAATATCACCCAGCGACCCGACGTTCTCCGGCTTACCGCCCATCAACTGAAAGGGGATGCGGTGCGCGTCCAGCAGGTCAGCGGCGCTTGCTTTTTTGATATTAAAAAAATCGTCCTTCGTTGCCACTTCACTGAGCGGGATAATTTTAATGCCGTCGGCTTTCCCCTGTGGGGCATAGAGAAACAGATTTTTAAAGTTGTTGCGGCCTTTCGACTTCACCATGTTTTCGCGGAGCATTTCGATATCGTTGCGATCCTGCACGGCATCGGTGACGTACATGATGTATCCAGCATGTGCGCCGTTTTCGTAATACTTGCGGCGGAACAGCGTGGCCGATTCATTCAGCCAGGCAGAGTTAAGGGCGCTGAGATATTCCGGCAGGCCGTACAGTTCCTGATTAATATCCGGCTCCAGCAGATGAAACACGGAGCCGGGCGCGAAAGGTGTCGGCTCGTTGAAGGACGGCACCCACCAGTAAACATCCTCCTCCACGCCACGGCGGGTATATTTTGCCGGTGAGGTTTCCAGTCTGATGACCTTACCGGTGGTGCTGTAACGCTTTTCCAGAAACGCATTACCGAAAACCAGAAAATCCAGCACAAAGCGGCTGAAATCCTGCTGGGAAAGCCACGGATGCGGGATAAACGTTGAAGCCAGAATATTACGTTTGACGTAAATCGGTGAGCTGTGATGTACGGCAGCACGCAGGCTTTTTGCCAGACCGGTAAAGCTGACCGGTGGCTCATACCATCTGCCGTTACTGATGCACTCGACGTAATCCAGAATGTCACGGCGGTCGAGTACCGGCACCGGCTCACCAAAGGTGAATGCCTCCATTTTCGGGGCGCTGGCGGTCATTGTTTTCACCGCTGGCTGCGGTGTTTTCCCTTTTTTCTTGCTCATCAGTAAAACTCCAGAATGGTGGATGTCAGCGGGGTGCTGATACCGGCGGTGAGTGGCTCATTTAACAGGGCGTGCATGGTCGCCCAGGCGAGGTCGGCGTGGCTGGCTTCCTCGCTGCGGCTGGCCTCATAGGTGGCGCTGCGTCCGCTGCTGGTCATGGTCTTGCGGATAGCCATAAACGAGCTGGTGATGTCGGTGGCGCTGACGTCGTATTCCAGACAGCCACGGCGGATAACGTCTTTTGCCTTGAGCACCATTGCGGTTTTCATTTCCGGCGTGTAGCGGATATCGCGCGCGGCGGGATAGAACGAGCGAACGAGCTGGAACACGCCGACACCGAGGCCGGTGGCATCAATTCCGATGTATTCGACGTTGTATTTTTCGGTGAGTTTGCGGATGGATTCAGCCTGAGTGGCAAAGTCCATGCCTTTCCACTGGTGACGCTCAAGTATTCTGAATTTGCCACCGGCCACCACCGGCGGTGCCAGCACCACGCATCCGGCACTGTCGCCACGGTGTGACGGGTCGTAACCAATCCATACCGGGCGGGAGCCGAACGGATTGGCGGCAAACGGCGCATAGTCTTCCCATTCTTCCAGCGTGTCGACCATGCAGCGTTGCAGCTCCTCGAACGGGAACACCGACGCCTTGTCGTCAACAAATTCACACATGAACAGGTTTTTAAAATCGTCGGCGCTGTTTTCACGTTTGAGCTGCTCAATGTCGAACAGCGTGCAGCCGCCTTTCAGCGCGTCCTCAATGGTGACAATCTGCCGCCACTGGCCGTCCGCACAGAGAAGACCTCCGGCAAGGGCGTTATGACTGACGTCGATTTCCACGCGTTCGGCGGCGCTGGCGCGACCCCGGTTGAACAGTTCACCCGACCAGAACGGGTAGGCGTCGTGCGCCAGCGTGGACGGGGTGGAGAAATAGGTCGAGCGCAGGTGACTCTGTGAGGCCATACCTGATGCCACCTTACGCAGTACCTGAAAATTCGGGATCCAGAAAATCTCATCGACGTACAGGTCGCCGTTATGGCTCTGTGCGGTGTTGGAGTTGGTGCCGAGAAAAATCAGTTTTGCGCTGTTATTGCCCAGGACAATCGGGTCACCGGTCAGGTCAACGTCAACCAGCCGGGCAAAGGCGATGATGTATTCGCGGAACACATACGCCTGCGTTTTACTGGCCGACAGAAAAATCTGGTTATGACCGGTTTTCAGGGCGCGCAGCAGCGCCTCGCGGGAAAAATAAAACGTCGCGCCAATCTGGCGGGATTTCAGGATATCGCGGATGCGGTGCTCAAGCCCGGCGCGATACCAGTGCAACTGATATTCGAAAGACTGCTCAAAGAAAATCTGCTCCAGCTTTTCGATGGCCTCGTCACTGAAAAAATTCTTTTTCGGTTTGCGACGCCCGCCTTTGTTGCGGTTAGCGACGTTCGGATTAAGGTCTGCCTCGTTGCCGGTCTGACTGTAACGGTTGACCCGTGCCAGTCGTTCAATCTGGCGTCCGAGCAGGTCAATTTCCTTGAAGTCACCGCCGGTTTTCTGCGGTTTGATGATGAGCTGGGTCAGCCGCGCTTCCAGACTCATTTCGACACGGCTGATGGGGGCAACGCTGTCCCAGCCGTCGCGCTGTTTCCAGCTCTGCACCGTCGGGCGTTTCATCTGCAACATGGCGGCAATCTGCGGCACGGAAAATCCCTGCCAGTACAGCAGCGCCGCCTGACGACGCGGGTCGTGTAAAAGAGTGGTGTCTGTGGTGATGGTCATGAATACCTCGCCGTGATGAATACACGGCAAGGCTACTGAGTCGCGCCCCGCGATTCGCTAAGGTGCTGTTGTGTCAGTGATAAGCCATCCGGGACTGATGGCGGAGGATGCGCATCGTCGGGAAACTGATGCCGACATGTGACTCCTCTAATCACTATTCAGGACTCCTGACAATGGCAAAAAAAGTCTCAAAATTCTTTCGTATCGGCGTTGAGGGTGACACCTGTGACGGGCGTGTCATCAGTGCGCAGGATATTCAGGAAATGGCCGAAACCTTTGACCCGCGTGTCTATGGTTGCCGCATTAACCTGGAACATCTGCGCGGCATCCTGCCTGACGGTATTTTTAAACGTTATGGCGATGTGGCCGAACTGAAGGCCGAAAAGATTGACGATGATTCGGCGCTGAAAGGCAAATGGGCGCTGTTTGCGAAAATCACCCCGACCGATGACCTTATCGCGATGAACAAGGCCGCGCAGAAGGTCTATACCTCAATGGAAATTCAGCCGAACTTTGCCAATACCGGCAAATGTTATCTGGTGGGTCTGGCCGTCACCGATGACCCGGCAAGCCTCGGCACGGAATACCTGGAATTCTGCCGCACGGCAAAACACAACCCTCTGAACCGCTTCAAATTAAGCCCTGAAAACCTGATTTCAGTGGCAACGCCTGTTGAGCTGGAATTTGAAGACCTGCCTGAAACCGTGTTCACCGCCCTGACCGAAAAGGTGAAATCCATTTTTGGCCGCAAACAGGCCAGCGATGACGCCCGTCTGAATGACGTGCATGAAGCGGTGACCGCTGTCGCTGAGCATGTGCAGGAAAAACTGAGCGCCACTGAGCAGCGCCTTGCTGAGATGGAAACCGCCTTTTCGGCACTTAAGCAGGATGTGACTGACAGGGCGGATGAAACCAGTCAGGCATTCACCCGCCTGAAAAACAGTCTCGACCACACCGAAAGTCTGACCCAGCAGCGCCGCAGCAAAGCCACCGGCGGTGGCGGTGACGCCCTGATGACGAACTGCTGACCGGCGTCAGTCAGTCCGGGAAAACCTTCACGATTAACCCTTAATTTCAGGAAAAACTATGCGCCAGGAAACCCGCTTTAAATTTAATGCCTACCTGTCCCGTGTTGCCGAACTGAACGGCATCGACGCCGGTGATGTGTCGAAAAAATTCACCGTTGAACCGTCGGTCACCCAGACCCTGATGAACACCATGCAGGAGTCCTCTGACTTTCTGACCCGCATCAACATTGTGCCGGTCAGCGAAATGAAAGGGGAAAAAATTGGTATTGGTGTCACCGGCTCCATCGCCAGCACCACCGACACCGCCGGTGGCACCGAGCGTCAGCCGAAGGACTTCTCGAAGCTGGCGTCAAACAAGTACGAATGCGACCGGATTAACTTCGATTTTTATATCCGCTACAAAACGCTGGACCTGTGGGCGCGTTATCAGGATTTCCAGCTCCGTGTCCGTAACGCCATTATCAAACGCCAGTCCCTTGATTTAATCATGGCCGGTTTTAACGGCGTGAGGCGTGCCGAAACCTCTGACCGCAGCAGCAATCCGATGCTGCAGGATGTGGCGGTCGGCTGGCTGCAGAAATACCGCAATGAAGCCCCGGCGCGCGTGATGAGCAAGGTCACTGACGAGGAAGGGCACACCACCTCTGAGGTCATCCGCGTGGGTAAGGGCGGTGATTATGCCAGCCTTGATGCACTGGTGATGGATGCGACCAACAACCTGATTGAGCCGTGGTATCAGGAAGACCCTGACCTTGTGGTGATTGTGGGACGTCAGCTACTGGCGGACAAGTATTTTCCCATCGTCAACAAGGAGCAGGACAACAGCGAAATGCTGGCCGCTGACGTCATCATCAGCCAGAAACGCATCGGCAACCTGCCAGCGGTACGCGTCCCGTACTTCCCGGCGGATGCGATGCTCATCACAAAGCTGGAAAACCTGTCCATCTACTACATGGATGACAGCCATCGCCGCGTGATTGAGGAAAACCCGAAACTCGACCGCGTGGAGAACTACGAGTCAATGAACATTGATTACGTGGTGGAAGACTACGCCGCCGGTTGTCTGGTGGAAAAAATTAAGGTCGGTGATTTCTCCACACTGGCTAAAGCGACCGCAGAGCCGGGAGCGTAACCGATGACGAGTCCCGCACAGCGCCACATGATGCGGGTCTCGGCAGCGATGACCGCGCAGCGGGAAGCCGCCCCGCTGCGACATGCAACTGTCTATGAGCAGATGCTGGTTAAGCTCGCCGCAGACCAGCGCACACTGAAAGCGATTTATTCAAAAGAGCTGAAGGCCGCGAAAAAACGCGAACTGCTGCCGTTCTGGTTGCCGTGGGTGAACGGCGTGCTGGAGCAGGGCAAAGGTGCACAGGATGACATTCTGATGACGGTCATGCTGTGGCGTCTGGATACCGGCGATATTGCCGGTGCGCTGGAGATTGCCCGTTATGCCCTGAAGTACGGTCTGACCATGCCGGGTAAACACCGCCGCACCCCGCCGTACATGTTCACCGAGGAGGTGGCGCTCGCGGCCATGCGTGCTCACGCTGCCGGTGAGTCTGTGGATACCCGCCTGCTGACGGAGACCCTCGAACTGACCGCCACGGCTGACATGCCTGATGAAGTGCGCGCAAAGCTGCACAAAATCACCGGTCTGTTTCTGCGTGACGCTGGTGATGCCGCAGGTGCGCTGGCGCACCTGCAACGTGCGACACAGCTCGACTGTCAGGCAGGCGTCAAAAAAGAGATTGAACGACTGGAGCGGGAGCTGAAACCGAAGCCGGAGCCGCAGCCAAAAGCGGTCACCCGCGCCCCGCGTAAGACCCGGAGCGTGACCCCGGCAAAACGTGGACGCCCGAAAAAGAAAGCCAGTTAACAACCGAATGCGCCCCGCGCCAGGGCGGCACGCCGGTCAGTGACGGTGAATCACCTGACACTGCACCGGCGTCCACCGCCCGACTTTTCAGAGGTAGTCATGATGACGCTGATTATTCCGCGAAAGGAGGCTCCCGTGTCCGGTGAGGGTACGGTGGTCATCCCGCAACCGGCAGGCGACGAGCCGGTGATTAAAAACACGTTCTTTTTTCCCGATATCGACCCGAAGCGTGTCCGGGAACGTATGCGCCTTGAGCAGACCGTCGCCCCCGCCCGTCTGCGTGAGGCCATCAAGTCAGGCATGGCGGAGATGAATGCGGAGCTGTACGAGTACCGCGAACAGAAAATTGCCGCCGGTTTTACGCGTCTGGCGGACGTCCCGGCGGACGACATCGACGGTGAAAGCATCAAAGTTTTTTACTACGAGCGCGCCGTGTGTGCGATGGCGACCGCATCGCTTTATGAGCGTTATCGCGGCGTGGATGCCAGTGCCAAGGGCGACAAGAAGGCCGACAGCATTGACAGCACCATTGATGAACTGTGGCGGGATATGCGCTGGGCGGTGGCACGTATCCAGGACAAGCCGCGCTGCATCGTGAGTCAAATCTGATGAAGACCTTTGCGCTACAGGGCGACACGCTCGACGCCATTTGTGTCCGGTATTACGGGCGCACTGAGGGCGTGGTTGAGACCGTGCTCGCCGCAAATCCGGGACTGGCTGAACTGGGTGCGATGCTGCCGCACGGCACCGCCGTCGAACTGCCCGACGTTCAGACCGCGCCCGTGGCTGAAACTGTCAATCTGTGGGAGTAACGCATGACAGCAGAAGAAAAAAGCGTTCTGTCGCTTTTCATGATTGGAGTGCTGATTGTTGTCGGCAAGGTGCTTGCCGGTGGTGAACCCATCACCCCGCGTCTGTTTATCGGGCGCATGTTGCTCGGTGGTTTTGTCTCGATGGTTGCCGGTGTTGTTCTGGTGCAGTTTCCTGACCTGTCACTGCCTGCGGTGTGCGGCATCGGCTCCATGCTGGGTATCGCCGGTTATCAGGTGATTGAGATTGCCATTCAGCGCCGCTTTAAGGGCAGGGGGAAACAGTAATGCCGGTAATGAACACGCATCAGAATATCGCCGCCTTTCTCGACATGCTGGCCGTGTCCGAAGGGACGGCGAATCATCCACTGACGAAAAACCGGGGCTATGACGTGATAGTCACCGGACTGGACGGAAAGCCGGAAATTTTCACCGACTACAGTGACCACCCGTTCGCGCATGGCCGACCGGCGAAGGTGTTTAACCGTCGTGGTGAAAAATCCACGGCCTCCGGTCGCTATCAGCAGCTTTACCTGTTCTGGCCGCATTACCGCAAACAGCTTGCCCTGCCGGATTTCAGTCCGTTGTCACAGGACAGACTTGCCATTCAGTTGATCCGCGAACGCGGTGCACTGGATGACATCCGGGCGGGACGCATTGAGCGCGCCATTTCACGCTGTCGCAATATCTGGGCGTCCCTGCCGGGTGCCGGTTACGGTCAGCGTGAGCATTCACTGGAAAAACTGGTCACCGTCTGGCGTACCGCTGGCGGCGTACCGGCTTAAACGGAGTAAACACCATGAAGAAATTATCCCTTTCACTGATGCTGAATGTGTCGCTGGCGCTGATGCTGGCACTGTCCCTGATTTACCCGCAGAGCGTGGCCGTCAATTTTGTCGCCGCCTGGGCGATTCTGGCGACGGTTATCTGTGTGGTTGCCGGTGGTGTCGGCGTGTATGCCACTGAGTATGTGCTAGAACGCTACGGGCGGGAGCTGCCACCGGAATCGCTGGCCGTGAAGATTGTCACGTCGCTGTTTTTGCAGCCGGTGCCGTGGCGCAGACGGGCGGCGGCTCTGGTAGTGATGGTGGCGACGTTTATCTCGCTGGTCGCTGCCGGGTGGATTTTTACCGCGCTGATTTACCTCGTGGCGTCGGTGTTCTTCCGGCTGATACGTACGGCCTGTCGTCAGCGTTTTGAGGGGCGGGAACCATGTCAAAGCTGATGATTGTGCTGGTTGTGTTGTTATCACTGGCGGTGGCCGGTCTGTTTCTGGCGAAGCATGAAAACGCCAGCCTGCGCACCTCGCTGGACAGGGCGAACAACGTCGCCAACGGGCAGCAGACGACCATCACCATGCTGAAAAATCAGCTTCATGTTGCCCTCACCAGGGCAGACAAAAACGAGCTGGCGCAGGTGGCACTGCGTCAGGAACTGGAGAACGCGGCGAAGCGTGAAGCACAGCGCGAGAAAACCATCACGAGGTTACTGAATGAAAACGAAGATTTTCGCCGCTGGTACGGCGCTGGCCTGCCTGATGCTGTGCGCCGGTTGCACCAGCGCCCGGCCTGCACCGACGCCAGTGATTGTCGCCAACGCCTGCCCGAAAGTGAGCCTTTGCCCGATGCCGGGCAGTGACCCGGAGATGAACGGCGATTTAAGTGCCGATATCCGACAGCTTGAGAACGCGCTGGCACGCTGTGCCAGCCAGGTAAAAATGATTAAACACTGTCAGGACGAAAACGATGCTCAAACCCGACAGCCTGCGCAGGGCGCTGACTGATGCCGTCACGGTGCTGAAAACCAGTCCCGAGATGCTGCGGATATTCGTTGATAACGGGAGTATTGCCTCCACGCTGGCGACGTCGTTGTCATTCGAAAAGCGTTACACGCTCAATGTGATTGTGACCGACTTTACCGGTGATTTTGACCTGCTCATCGTGCCGGTGCTGGCGTGGCTGCGGGAAAATCAGCCCGACATCATGACCACCGACGCAGGCCAGAAAAAGGGCTTCACGTTTTATGCAGACATCAACAATGACAGCAGCTTTGATATCAGCATCAGCCTGATGCTGACCGAGCGCACGCTGGTCAGTGAGGTGGACGGCGCACTGCATGTGAAGAATATCCCGGAACCCACGCCGCCGGAGCCGGTCACCCGCCCGGTGGAGCTTTATATCAATGGCGAACTGGTGAGCAAGTGGGATGAATGAGTTTAAGCGTTTTGAAGACCGGCTGACCGGACTGATTGAATCGCTGTCACCGTCAGGGCGTCGGCGACTGAGCGCCGAACTGGCGAAACGTCTGCGGCAGAGTCAGCAGCGCCGGGTGATGGCACAGAAAGCCCCGGACGGCACACCCTACGCGCCACGCCAGCAGCAGAGCGCCAGAAAAAAGACCGGTCGCGTTAAGCGAAAAATGTTTGCGAAACTTATCACCAGTCGTTTTTTGCATATTCGCGCCAGCCCGGAACAGGCATCAATGGAGTTTTACGGCGGGAAGTCACCGAAAATCGCCAGTGTGCATCAGTTCGGTCTGTCGGAAGAAACCCGGAAAGACGGTAAGAAAATTGATTATCCGGCGCGTCCTCTGCTCGGCTTTACCGGTGAGGATGTGCAGATGATTGAAGAGATTATCCTGGCTCACCTTGAGCGTTAGTTTTATCCAGGCAGAGGCTGATGCGCAATTAAACATTGAGCGGCCATGCTGGTCGCTCAATGTTTAGAGGCTTATGAGTGATTTTTATTTGATGCTTTGTATTCTACAACCTTCTTATTGGCGTAAAGGAATTTTGTATATGACAGGAATATAACCAGACCTGAAATGAAATAGATGAGGGATATTATTAATAATGCTTTTTTTTGGCTGTTATTATCTTTAATTTCCTGACTTAACCATTCCGAGTCCTCCTCGTTTAGCCGTAAGAGCTTATTGCAGGCGATCTCAGGAAGTGTGTCTTTTATAAATATGTTTCGTAGCCTCTTGCAATCGGCAAGGCTATAAGTTTTATTGAATTCAACTGTTTTATTGTTGAAGGATAAAAGAACTTTGTCACTATAAACATAGTACATCATATTTTTATATGGTATGCCTATGGCATCTCTTACTATAGCGGATTGTTTGTTGTGTATATAACATGCGAAGAGAATATAAATAATGCTGGACAGAATTACAATTATTGTTTTAATTATGTGTGGTGGTTTTGTTATGTCACCCCAGAAGCGAGTAAGAAAAAAATACGATGTTTTTAGTTTTCCATCAATCAGCCCCTGCTGTATCATTCTCACATCTTCGATGCCTGATACATTGATTCCGTTAATTATTTTAAATAGTTGAATGTCGCGCCATTTTTTGTCGAGCATTTTTAACTTTCTGTCTGAATACTCAAAATTGAAATGATGTGCAATAAACCTCATAAGATTACTTTTACCAAAGGTAATAAATGTTAATGCTATTAATAAAAATAGATACAAAGAGATAAACCACCACGCATTAGTCACATTATCACTGAACATTACGCTCTCCTCGAATGTTGTATGGTCGTTCTACAAATGAATCCAGATAGCATAACTTTTATATATTGTGCAATCTCACACGCATGAACACTCTCGCAAATATTCAGGAACTCGCGCGCGCACTGCGCAACATGATTCGTACCGGCCTTGTCGTCGAAACCAACCTTAAAGCCGGTCGCTGCCGTGTGCAGACCGGCGGCATGTGCACCGACTGGCTTCAGTGGCTGACCCATCGCGCCGGACGTTCGCGCACATGGTGGGCACCTTCCGTGGGGGAACAGGTGCTGATTCTGGCCGTGGGCGGTGAACTCGACACGGCGTTCGTTCTGCCGGGGATTTATTCCGGCGATAACCCCGCGCCGTCTGCGTCGGCGGATGCCCTGCATATCCGTTTCCCTGACGGGGCGGTGATTGAATATGAACCCGAAACCCGTGCACTCACGGTAAGCGGAATTAAAACGGCCAGCGTGACGGCTTCTGATTCTGTTACTGCCACGGTGCCGGTGGTCATGGTGAAAGCATCAACCCGCGTCACCCTGGACACACCGGAGGTGGTCTGCACCAACAGGCTGATTACCGGCACGCTGGAAGTGCAGAAGGGCGGGACGATGCGCGGCAACATTGAACACACCGGCGGTGCACTCTCATCAAACGGTAAGGTACTGCATACCCATAAACACCCCGGCGACAGTGGCGGCACAACAGGGGGACCTCTATGACAGCGCGTTATCTCGGAATGAATCGCAGTGATGGCCTGACTGTCACTGACCTTGAGCATATCAGCCAGAGTATCGGCGATATCCTGCGCACACCGGTCGGCTCACGGGTGATGCGTCGTGATTACGGCTCGTTGCTGGCGTCAATGATTGACCAGCCGCAGACCCCGGCGCTTGAGTTGCAGATTAAGGTCGCCTGTTACATGGCCGTGCTGAAATGGGAACCCCGCGTCACCCTGTCATCCGTCACCACGGCGCGCAGTTTTGACGGGCGAATGACGGTCACGTTAACCGGTCAGCACAACGACACCGGCCAGCCACTTTCGTTAACCATCCCTGTGAGTTGAAATCATGCCGATTATCGACCTGAACCAGCTACCCGCACCGGATGTGGTCGAGGAGCTGGACTTTGAAACCATTCTTGCCGAACGCAAGGCGACACTGATTTCCCTTTACCCGGAAGACCAGCAGGAGGCGGTCGCCCGTACCCTGACACTGGAATCTGAGCCTCTCGTCAAACTGCTGGAAGAAAATGCTTATCGTGAGCTTATCTGGCGTCAGCGTGTGAATGAGGCCGCACGGGCGGTGATGCTGGCCTGTGCCGCGGGTAATGACCTTGATGTGATTGGTGCCAATTACAACACCACGCGCCTGACTATCACCCCGGCAGATGATTCGACTATCCCGCCGACACCGGCAGTGATGGAATCTGACACCGATTATCGTCTGCGTATTCAGCAGGCTTTTGAGGGCTTAAGCGTCGCCGGGTCAGTGGGAGCCTATCAGTATCATGGCCGCAGTGCCGACGGGCGTGTCGCGGATATCTCTGTCACCAGTCCGTCTCCGGCCTGCGTCACTATCTCTGTGCTGTCACGTGAAAATAACGGCGTCGCATCCGAAGACCTGCTGGCCGTGGTGCGTAACGCCCTTAATGGCGAGGACGTCAGACCGGTGGCCGACCGCGTGACCGTGCAGTCTGCCGCCATCGTTGAATACCAGATAAACGCCACGCTGTATCTTTACCCTGGTCCCGAAAGCGAACCCATTCGCGCTGCCGCCGTGAAAAAACTGGAAGCGTATATCACTGCACAGCACCGGCTGGGGCGCGACATCCGTCTGTCTGCCATTTATGCCGCTTTGCATGTGGAAGGCGTGCAGCGTGTCGAGCTGGCCGCACCACTGGCCGACATCGTGCTCAACAGTACGCAGGCGTCTTTCTGTACCGAATACCGCGTCGTGACCGGAGGCTCGGATGAGTGATTCGCGCCTGCTGCCGACCGGCTCATCACCGCTTGAAGTCGCCGCTGCAAAAGCCTGTGCGGAAATTGAAAAAACGCCGGTCAGTATTCGTGAGCTGTGGAACCCGGACACCTGCCCGGCAAATCTGCTGCCGTGGCTGGCGTGGGCGTTTTCGGTCGACAGATGGGATGAAAAGTGGCCGGAAGCGACAAAACGCGCCGTTATCCGCGATGCGTATTTCATCCACTGTCATAAAGGCACTATAGGTGCAATCCGGCGTGTGGTGGAGCCGCTCGGCTATCTCATTAACGTAAAGGAATGGTGGGAGACAAACGACCCGGCCGGAACCTTTCGCCTTGATATCGGTGTGCTGGAAAGCGGTATCACAGAGGAGATGTATCAGGAAATGGAACGGCTGATTGCTGATGCCAAACCCGCAAGTCGCCACCTTATCGGTCTGAACATTATCCAGGACATTCCCGGCTATCTGTATACAGGCGGTGTGGTCTGTGATGGTGATGTTATTACTGTTTATCCCGGATAAGTGAGAAACAATGAGCACGAAATTTAAAACCGTTATCACTACTGCCGGAGCCGCAAAGCTGGCAGCCGCCACTGTCCCCGGCGGGAAAAAAGTAACCCTGTCTGCAATGGCCGTGGGTGACGGTAATGGCAAATTACCGGTGCCGGATGCCGGTCAGACGAAACTGGTGCATGAGGTCTGGCGTCACGCTCTGAATAAAGTCAGCGTGGATAACAAGAATAAAAACTATATCGTGGCTGAACTGGTTGTACCGCCCGAAGTGGGCGGCTTCTGGATGCGTGAGCTTGGTCTGTATGACGATGCAGGAACACTGATTGCGGTCGCCAACATGGCAGAAAGCTATAAGCCTGAACTGGCTGAAGGCTCCGGACGTGCGCAGACCTGCCGCATGGTTATTATTGTCAGTAACGTGGCGTCTGTTGAGCTGAGTATTGATGCCAGCACGGTGATGGCGACGCAGGATTACGTCGACAAAGCCATATCCAGTCTTCATCGTACTGTCATTGATGATGTGGTTCTTCAGCATAAAGTTGTCCACGATATTGACTACGCCGGGATTTTTGACGGCGCGGATAAGATGAGCCAGGGGTTCTGTATCTGTAATACGCCGCAGGGAACCAGAATGTTTCTGCATCAGCCTGTATCGGGTGGCGTAAGGATTGTTGAAACGACATTTAACCCTGACGGAGAAAACGAAAACCCGACGGTCATTTCGTTTTCTCCCGTTTTCGCTGATATTGGTCACCAGAGTATCGGGGCCGTATGTGAAGACGGTCGCGTGATGCTGTATACCCCGACCGCTGACGGCAAGGGTGTGAATATCATCAACTGGAATGGGGCTGACACCAGTCTGACAGATGTCACCCGTACGGAGATTTTCACCTCTGACTTTTTTACCGGGGATGAAATTATAACGGTGGCATTGTCAGCAGACGGAAGCCTGTTAATTGTTCAGTCAGGTGATGAGGCCGTCCATTTTCATTACAACAGGGATGATCGTCGCACAGTTTATGTTTTCGATCGCGCCTCTCTGACGTTTAAACACCGGATTTATCTGTCCACCCAGCCAATGGTGTCGCAGGCATTTCAGGGGATGGCCAGCGATGGTCATTATCTGTTTGCTTATTACGGTTATACAGGCGTATTTCTGACCCACCGCATTGTTGTATATAACCTGTCAACGGGGGAAGTTGTCAGACAGTTCAATGTGGATGGCGTTCGTGCCAGGTATGGTCGCCAGAAAATGCTGGGGAATGCAGAGCTGGGGTATCCCGTTTTGCAGGAAGCCGAAGGGCTGGCTCTCCATAACGGAAAACTGTATCTGCTCGATATGGATTTCTGGTGTCAGACTGCCGATGTGGTTTCTTTTGAGGGGGCATACTTTGCTGCACGTGCAACAAATTTTTCTGGCCGTTCTCCGGTGAATCCATCTTACTGGACGCCTACAGCATATGGAACGGCGGCTGCAACGAAATATGATGCCACGAAGTCTTATACATGTGGCGTGGCGACAAAACGCAGCAAAGCTGTGGTTTCCGTGGAGGCTTACGACGGCACAGGCTATCTGGTGGACTCCGGCGTGGCGTTTCCTGACAGCCATGCCAGCCTTTTTCTGAGTCCCAATGCTGTAAATATTGCCCTGTCACCCAATGAAGACTTCCAGGTGGCAGCCTATGAGCAGAATCTGCGCTCGCATCGCCCGTTATTTGAGGTCAGAAAGGAGGCTCCGGATACAGACACTTCTGCTGCTGTTTTTCGTTTGTTCGGGGATGCGTTCCGAACCGGAGAATACACAGGCCGCTACGTTCAGTGGAAACACCGACTGAACGCCGTGCACGATTGTCTGGAAATACGCGCTGACGTGGATTTGTTGAGCGGTGGCGGGATTAACCTTTACTCAATGAACGATACTCAGTCGGCGGGACGCACAAGGCTTTATTGCACCGATGGCAGTGAAACCTGGTCTGTATTATTGAGTCCGGTCTCGCCGTCATTTCATCCCGACCAGGACAAGGCAATGAATCTGGGGTCATCGCCAAATCGCTGGAATGTGGCATACCTGCAGGGCGTGAATATTAAATCGGATGACGAAACCCAGAAGCGCATGGCCATCAGCACCACGCTGAAGGCGGGAGCTTTCCAGGTATCAACAGCCGGGAATCTGGGTATTTATGACGATTCTGCTGACGCTTATGTAATTGCAGCCCGTAGTGACGGCACTGCATTCATGCAGATGGATACAGATATTAACGGTGCATTCCGGCCATCGGTTAACAATACCAGCGACCTGGGTGCGCCCAACAAAGCGTTCCGGAGCGTGTATCTCTGCAACTCGCCGACCGTTGTGTCGGATGCGACGTTAAAGGATACACCGCGCGATGCGACGGCAGCCGAAAACGCGGCATTTGCAGAAATAGCACGGCTTCCGGGCGTGTGGCGCTGGTTGCAGAGAATTGAGGAGGAGGGTGAGGACGCGCGTCTGCACGCCGGGCCGACAGTCCAGGCCGCGATAGCGGTGATGGAGAAACACGGTCTGGACTGGCGGAAATACAGCGCATTTTGTCTGGACTCGTGGGAAGCGGAGGAGGCACAGTACGAAGATATACCGGAAGAGTATGAAGATATTCCGGTTCAGCCAGCGATTTATTCGGATGAAGGGGAGCTGTTGAGCGGGACAACTCGTGTGCTTACCCGACAGGCGGAAAGGGTTCTTGTTCGCCCTGCAACCGAAGCAGGAAGCCGTTATCGCTTCCGGAAAGAGGAGCTTCTCTGGTGGTGTCTACGTGCTGTTGTCAGCCAGGTGGATTTGTTAATGGAACGCTTTGTTGACTTAAATCGTCGTTTGATAAAGTTGGAGACTTCAGAATAAACAAGCCTTAATGAGTATCTGCTTAAAATAGTGTTATCTACAGATCAAACTTTAGTTGATACGAGTCACTGTCCTCCCCGTAACAACTGGAGTTAAAAGATGTGATGACATATAAATATAACATCAAATAATTATTTTTTGCCCCTCATCCTTAATTCAGGGTGAGGAGCGTCAGATACAAAGTTAGGAGTATCTGTAGTTAAGTGTTT